ATGGGATGGCTGGACCTCATCGTGGGCAAGAAAAGTGCTCGAACGATAAAAAAAGTACAGAAGGTAGCATCCTATGCCACTTCTAAGCCCAAACCAGAAAAGGAAGCCGCCGCCTTAAAGGTAGAATGGCAAAAATCCGAAAAAGGCAACGACACAACTGAAATTGACGGATTCAGGATCACAATCTTTAAGCAAGATGGTGGTTGGAACTATTGCACCTCGGAAATCCTCGACGCCGAAGATATTGCTGACGGTGTGACGGACTCGCCTGAATTTGGGGACGGATATTCCACCAAGCCACAGGCTAAAAAGGCCGCACTTGAAGACTTCAACTGATTTAACTCGTTTAGTCATTTTTGCCCCAGTCTACCAGATGCAGCGCCGCCGCCGGATCAACTCCCGCCGCCTTTGCCGCTGCCATCGCTTCGATGATCGTTTTCATGGCCCGCGCCCGTCCGCTCACGTCGAACGCTTGCAGGTTGCGCATGGTGTCGATCGAGACGGTGCCGCCCAGCTTGGCGGTGGCTTCCTCGGCCATCAGATCCGCAATGGGTTGCAGCGTCCACACAGCAAGTTGTCTGCCTGTTTCCCTGATCGTGTTGCCCTGTGCCGATCGTGTCAGCATTGACGGCAACACACCAAAGGCCAGCGCAACGCCGTCCTGTGCCGCTGCCAGCGCCTCTATGTGCATCGCCTTTTGCAGATCCGGTGACAGTTGGTCAGGCTTTTGCCCTAGCTGCGGATTCATGCCCGCCGCCGTCGATTGCGCCACGCCCTCGATCACAAGGGTTGAACCGCGCTTACCCCGGAACGCCGCGCGCATCATCTCCATATCCTCGGCGGAACTATCGGGCAGATGCACAATCTGCGAACCGATCGGCGCATCCCGGAACACGTCACGCAAGGCGGTTTCGACTTCTTGCAGCAAGGATGCCGACAGCCCCGAACGTGTCAAAGGTGCCTGCCCGGTCCACGGTGTCACAGCATCAGAACCAATGCGAAAGTGCAGGATCTCGCCCGCCAATGCCGTTTCGGATCTCGCGCCGCCTGCCTCTGCGATGCTAACGCGATATGCGCGCGGGATGCCGTTGCGGGTGCTAATATCCCAGTCAGACGCCGGGACAATGCCGTCCCCGGTAATCAGCGCCACGAACTCGCCACGCAAGGCCAGAGAACGCCCCGCCAGCGCCATCGTGCGTCTGTCCAGCATGTCGGTGCCGGATACATCAGACGCCGCCAATGCGCCCTCCCAGAGACTTACACAGCTTTGCACGGTGCTTGTTAGCTCCGCCATGCCCGATTGCCCAGAGAACCAGCTTTCACGCGCTGCCATGATTGTCGCCGTGTAGCCCGTGCCGGATGATCGGGTTTCGTGCTTTACCAAGTTGGTAGAGCGCCGGAAAATATCCATCAGGCCCATGTTATGCCCTCCATCGGTTTAGGGTGCGGTGCAGGCCATCGTTGTGTACCAACTTGGTACAGACGCCCCACGCCCGCGCCTCAATTTGTGCCGCTGGATATGCCCCGCGCGTCACTGCGCTGATCTCCATCAAGTCCGCCTTGCCAATGGTGCGCAACATACCGTCGCCGCGCCGCTCGATCCGCTCGCCATCCGGTGCCACGCGAAAGCCGGGGGATAGGCCGCGAATTAACCCGGCCGCATTTGCCGCCAGAAAGTCCCGCGCCCAGCTCGTGCCATCGTCGAGGGTGGCCTCGATCTGTAACGCTTCGTCGGTGTCGGTCAGGTGCAAAGTGCCGGCTGATCGGCTTGCCAATGGTTTGTCATAGCTATGCCCTGCCAGTAGGTGAATTTCGCCGCCGCCATTGATACGATCGGCAAAGGCGCGCGGGGCGATAACTTCCAGCCGCCCCGGTGCCAGCTCGGTTTCTGCACCATAGGGGAACGTGGCACGAAGGCGGGTTGTACCGCCCTCGGCCCTGATCTCCAGCGTGCCTTTGTTACCGCCCCAAAGCATTATGCTGCCGCCAAGTTGGTCAGGATACGGGTTTGCAGGCCACGCGGTGCCACAAAGTCCGCAGTGACAAGGCCAGTCAAAACGAGCTGCCCAGATCCCGCCTTGGTGTAGGGGTCGCGGATAAGATCCACGCCGCCATACAGGCCCATGTAACCCGGCGCGATGCCTTGCACGTTGGCCGTCATGATCGCCGTTTCGGTCGGGATCACATTGCTGATCGCCGGGGTGCCAACGTGCTTTGTCAGGCGGTCCCATTCGCTCACGGCGGTCCCGCTGATAAGCGTATCATCCAGATCTGCCCAGATCGCAGGATCAAAGGCCAGATTGACTTGGCTTGCACTGGTGATCGCGTTGGCTTCCATAAACGCCACGATCTCGGCACGGAACGCCGCCCATGTTGCCGCTGCGCTCACGTCCTCCACAGCGATGCCATAGGTGACAGCGCCGGGGATGAACCCCAAAGGCTGGCCCGCCGCGCCGCTGCCGTTGATAACCACGCGGTCCAGCTCGGTGCCGATCGCCGCGTTCAGATCCCGGCGGATAGCAGCTTCCAAACCTTCGCCAGATTGTTTCAGCGTCTTGCGGCTGATAACCATTTGCGCGCCGCCCGTGTAATCCGGTGCCAAACTGCGCTCACTGGTGGCGTAAGCAGCAGCAGCGCCAACGTCACCAAGCTCGGTTGTCTGCCATCCGAACACAGCGCCAGCCGTTGCGACAGGGAAAGCCACAGAACCTTGCGCGATGTTGATACGTTGGACGCCCAGACGCTCGGCCACGCTGCCGGGAAAGATCCGGTCGATAATGGGCCGGATCATTTCGGGGGATGGTGTCCCGGTTGATACCGTTTCGCCCGCGCGGGTTTCCAATGCAGCGTAGGGAACCGGGATGCCCTGATAGCCGCCCGCGTTGCGCATTTCTTCCACGATCTCGGCGGTGGCCCCGCTCAGTGCCTTGCCTTCGTCGATCGCAAACGCCACTTGCCGCAGCTCGAATTTGCCCATCATTTCGGCCCATTCTTTGCCGCTGCGGGTTTCCAGCTCGCCCTTGGCTTCGTCGCGTTGTTCGTCCTCGGATACCAGCGCCGCACGGAACCGCGTTTCGTTTGTGCGGTATTCCTGATCGAGCTTATCCATGCTGCGGGTTTCGTCCTCGGTGGGTGTCGGTTTGCCTACCAGCTCCGCAAGGTTCTGGCGGATCTCGGATTGACGGCGGGTGATTTTCAATGATTCAAGCAATGTGTTTTCCTTTATGCTCGGTGGTTTCGCGCATCATTGCGCTGATAGAATCCCGCCACGCTTGGCGGTCGGGTGGTGTCGGTTTGTGTCCGCACTCAATTCTGGTTTTTTTGGTGTGACAGGACGCGCATAGCGTCTGGCATTGCGCCGGGTCGAAACTGTGCTGCGGGTGGGTGCGTACCGGGTGGATATGATCCACCTCCAGCCGCCGCCGATCTCCGCACTGCACGCAGGCCCATTCATCGCGCTCTAGGACGGCATGGCGAACAGCCTGCCATCGCTTCGTCGAGGTGACGCGCTTGCTATGACGGAAATGCTCTTTCATCCGTTGTTCCTCGCGGTCGCGGTCAGCTCGATAAAGTTTAGCCGCCCGTCTGCGCTTTCCTTCGCGCCCGTGATGTTGAACTCTAGGCCAGCGTGCCAGATACGATCGGTCGGGTTTATGCCCCGCGAAAATGCAGAACTGCGCACGGTGAAGCGGGTTTGCAGGTCAGACGTGACAGCGCCCGCCAATACCTTTTCGCCGTCCTTAATGTCGGAACGGTTTGCCCAGATGGTGCCGATCGGTTCAAATTCGCCCGTCACGTTGCCGTAACCATCGTCTATCATTTCGGCCCGCGTGATCACGATACGGCGGTCGAGTTTGCTTGCACTCATGCCCATGCCAAACGCGCCTTTCTTGTCGGTGCCGCGATACGCCGCTGGCCTTCGGCTACCGCAAGGATGGAAGCCGCTACTGCGTCAATTCTACCAAGGCTTCTCAATTTTGTGAGCTTCGCGTTCTGCGCATCATCAATGACCACAAGCGCATCAGCCGCCGCCGATCTCATCAGCAGGGAAGGCCGGGTTTGCACTACGCCGTCAAAGACAGCTTTGCGGAAACCTTCCACGTCCTGCCCGCCATCCCGGAAACCCTGCCCGCGAAAGATAACAGGGACGCGAATACCAGCCGCCGCCAAGGCGTCTAATAGCTCGGCTTGGCGATACCGATCACAAATAAGCGCCGTAACCTCGGCCTCCTTTACCAGCTCATCCCAGACTTGACGAAGCCAAGGCCCGACTTGAACCGTGCGCTCCCCGGTGGTGGTCAGCTCGCCGCGCTCGTGCATGCGTAGGTAACGATCTTTTACGCCGTCAGCCTCGCCACGTTCCGCCAAGCCGGGGTTTTGAGGGAACGCCCCTTGAACCTCCAATCGGCCAGTGTTGGGCCAGTACAGCGCCGCCGCCGACATTGAACGGGAACCGCCCAGATCCACGCCAAGGATGCACATGCCATCGCGCGGGGGCAATTCATCGTCGCCGACCTCGCACGCCTGCCATTCGTCTACAGTCAGCAGTTGTGCCTTGCCTACATCAGAGACACGTTGATTGAGGGAGTACAGCCGGAACCCGGTAAGAGCCTGTCCGCCGCGTTGGATAGCAACACGTGCTTGCTCCTGTAGCCATTTCAGAGAAGGCCCGATGCCATGCTCAGAGCCGGGGTTTGCCGCCTTCAATCCGTCCAGATCATCAGCAGGCATGCCCAAAGGTGCGCGACATTCAATGATAAAACTGTGAGGCGGTGGCGTGTCGAGGATCTGCGACAGCGGGTGCGTGTCGTCGCTGGCACTTGTGCTGATTATGATTGTCTTTGCCTGCCGCTTGCCTGCCGATGTTTCCAGCGCCGCGTGCAGTTGCATGCCCTTGTCAGGGTGCCAGTGTCCGAACTCATCTTCACAGATAAGGGTGGGCGAAAGTCCTAGCAGGTTCTTTGCGTCAGCCGCTACCGCGCGGATCATCCCGCCGCCGTTGCCTTCATAGCTGATCTCTAGCCGTGGTGCCTGCCGGAACGTGAACAGCTCCTGTTCTTCTTCGGGCAAGAGCTGCACAAGCGCCTGGACATATTCCCACGCAATCCGTGCCTGCTCTTTTACCCTGGCCGCGACGATCACTTGCCGCCGTGGTTGCGGATCACTCACGCCCATCAGGTGCGCCAAACACAACGCCGCCGACAGCATGCTCTTGCCCTGACCGCGCCCGATCGAGAGGATCGCCGTCATTACATCGGGCGCAAGAAAGCCCCGAACGAACTCCTCCTGAAATGGCGCAAGGCTGAAATGCTGCCCGTGCAATGGCCCTTCGGGGATACGAAGCGAGCGGATAAAGTCTAAAGTTTTGTCGGCCAGATCATCAGAACGCGCGCAATCGCTAGTCCCATCAACGGTCCGGGCCCTATTCACAATCGGGGGCATTGGGACCATTCTACGCGCCCGCCTTCACACGACGATAGCGCGCGCAGATCCGCGCCGTGGCCGCTGGCATGGTCGCTGCCTTCTCACTCGCGCGGTAATCGTACAGCCGTGCAGCTAGGTCACAGACAGCCATGCGCAGATCCGCCGGAATGTCCGCCGATGTGTCGCCATAGCCTGCGGTGTAGGTGATCCGCAGACGCCCGCCGGGTGTGCTGGTGAAGTGCAGGACGGGATAGCGCCCGTACTCCAGCCAATAGCCCTCAACAGGTGTGGTGGTGCCGTCCATCTCCAGCATGTCGACGGTGATCGTCGCGCCCGCTGCCACTGGCCCGATAGGCAAGGCAAGGTGCTGATCCGGTAGGTTGTCGGTGGTGGTGGTGATTGTCTGATCCAGCAAGGCCAGCGCGCAGTAGCCCTCTACCTCCGCAGATGCCGCATCAACGTACAGCGCCACGCCATCCGACAGATCATCATCGAGACGCATATGCTCATTGAGATATGCCGCCTCTACGGTTGGCCCGGTTGCTATCGGTGTGCGCTCGATCGTCAGCATCATATTTCCCAATATAGGTCAGCATTGCTTACCATATATAGGTCCGGTATGATACCTATTTATTCAAGGGCTTTGTGTCCCGTTTGTCCCGCATAATTCACTCATCAGGCTGTCAGAGCAGGCGGGACACGGGACAGCCCTTAAGGGCTTGTCCCGCTTGTCCCGTCTCATCCGGCTTCTGCGTCGGGACAATTTCACGAATGTCCCGCTATGTCCCGTCTGTCCCGCTCAACCATGATTTCGGTTTGAATAGTCCCGTCAGTTATTAGGTAAACATCGCTTTCCACCTTCATCTTACCACTGTTAACCAGTTCAGAACGAACCCGCTGGAATGCTTTCTTCTTCGCATCTGTATTATCGCCGGTGTGCTTGGCATAGAAAGCATCACGCCAATGATCGACATGGACGCCACGAAACGCACCATCATCCCAAACGCCGCCGCTGGTCGCTGCGGTGGTGTAGGTTTTAACTCCCAGCTTTTGCGACGGGGAAACGCGGGTCTGCCGCTCCGGTGCTTCCGTCGCCCTAAGAACCACACTCTTTGCACCGCCAACAAGATCCACAGGATGAAAGACGAAAGCCATTGGCGCAGGTGGTTCTGCATCCTTCATCTTCGTATTGACGATTTGCATTGCGACGCCTTCCGCCGGTTCAATTCGAAACTCGCAATCCAACGCGCCCTTTAATGCCATAGCACCGCGCGCGCGCTGTTTGTCACCATGGCCCGAATGATGCACCAGCAGCACGGCACAGCCCGGATAGCGCGCTTTCAGATCGTCGATTGCTGCGATGAAATTGCTCATATCGCTTGTCGAGTTTTCATCGCCCGCACCAAAGTTGCGCGCAACGGTATCGACAATAATGAGCGTTGGTTCACCGTGCGACTTAGCCAAAGCATCGACAGACTTTGACACAGCCTTTGCGCTCGCAGCGTCAAGAAAATGTGCCGCTCGCTCGGATTTGAACAGCGGAACCCCGGCCAAAGACACGCCCCTATCTTTCGCCCATGCTGCAAAGCGTCTCGCCAGCCCGTTGTGACCCTCTCCAGCGATGAAAAACACAGATCCTTGCTTAACCGGCCTATCGTGAAAAGGAGTGCCGCTGGCAACGCTCAGGCCGATATCCACAGCAACAAAGCTCTTGCCGCATCCCGGATCACCAAAGATCATGCCTAAAGTGTCCGTCTCGATTAGCCCGTCAATTAGGAATTCTGGTTCTTTATATTCCAGATCACCCACGGCAACAAAAACGAAGGGTGCAGATGTGCTTTGTGAGGGGGAATAACTGTCCATCGGTGCGAAACGATCATCCGGGGGCAAGTCTGCAAAAGGATCGTGCATATTCATACTGCCCCCCGATTCAGAAACTTGCCCTCAACATCGACACGCGCCAGAAATGCCAGCCGATCGCGCTTGTCAAAAGCCTTCCAGAGCTTCGCAAACAGCCGCTTTCGGATATTGATACCAAGCGAACGGCCATGCAGCTTTTCGAGTGCTGCGCAGCCATAAGCCGCAAGCTCATGCGCAGGGGCGCATTCAGCCCAAAACAGCGCATCAGAAGCGACCATGCCAAACGGATCGCCCAGCGTTGGCCCATCAGTTACAAGATCGGCAAGCAACGTTTCGCAGATATGCAGTATGTCCTGCCGGTCGCAATGATCCAGTGCGAACCACGCCGCGATTGCCCATTCCTTGCGGATGCGATATTGTGAAGTGAGAAACTGCCCTGTTTCAAATTCGCCCTCGGTCGCGTTACCAGACGCACCGGGGGTTTCTATTTTGGGGATCATTACATAACCCCCCGCGACTCTTCGGCCTGACGTTCCAGCCACTTTGACAATTCAGTTTCGCGCCAATAGTTGCGCCGCCCGATCTTAATGGGCTTTGGAAAGCCTAAAGTCGGATGATGTAGCCAACGCCAGATTGTCATATCGGTGACGCCGCCGCATAGATCGCGAACCGCTGCCGCAGAAATTAGTTTTTGTTCCATTGTGAAGCCTTGCGTTTGATTGCGTTAGGCTTCTCAAGTATCCAGACTGATTTGTGACAGTTCAGGGGTGTGTCACAGCTTTCTATTTACGCCGATACCAGATTGCACGATTTGCTTTCTCGCTCTTGCCGATTCCATTTTTGGCGGCAATGCGAGCCGCATTTGAAATTGAGTGTCCAGCCTCAACAAGCCTTCGCATTGTAGACGGCACATCACTTGTATGAGGGGCAATTTCACCCCGGCGTTTTTCTGCACCTTCGTCAGATCGTCGCTTATATTCGCGACCACTGATTGCCAGAGTTTCACGCTTTTCGCCGGTCGAGTAATCGAGACCGCACCGCCACCACAAACGCTCTTGAATGACGCCAAGGTGTTCCGCCTCATCAATAAGATCTGATACGGCCAAGGTGTCACCACTTGCCGCTTTCACTTTCAAACTCTCAATGTGATGAAACGTGCGCAGCCATTCTGCCACTAAACTTTCGGCTTTGTCTTCACTGTATCCACCAAGGCAGAGACTCGCTTCTATGTTGCCTTGCTCTGGACCTGCCTCTGCAAGTATCTTGCGGGCGCGTTTTGCATTTTCGGCCCTAACATTCTTGGCGATACAATTTGCTTCTAGAGCTTCAAAAAATGCACTTGCAAAGCTCTCGCTGTTTAGAAAATCCGACTCATCGCGTTGAATGACAACACGCTCTGTCATACCCACGCCCTTTTTGATCCGTTTTGCCATCAACGCGCCTCCACCAAACGCACCACGTTGCCCGCAGTGCCTTCGACTAAATCACCAACAAAGTGCGCCCATGCTTCTAACGCCTGCCGCTTTTCGTCGGCATAGTCGTGGCGCTGATAGACGCCAACAATCCCGCCGCCGGTGCCACTGACATGATTTAGAACTGCCTCTGTAACGCGAACCGGAATGCCAAGCCGCGCCATGCCAGTTGCCGCCGTGCGCCGGAGATCGTGAAACGTCCAGTGCGGGATCTCCTGCCCCGCAATCTCTGTCATGCGCTTTGCAATGTGGTTTCGGCCTTTGTGGTAGCCTTGTAACGCGCTTTCGCCGGTCGTGGTGAACACATAGCCCGCATCGCCTTTGACGCGCTCCACGGCCCCCAGAACGTCCCGTGCGGCGTCTGACAACGGCACATCATGGGCGCGCCCGTTCTTTGTCCTGTCGGCGGTCAGGTGCCACAGATCGCCGCTAACTTCGCGGTCGGTCATATTCACTACCTCGCCAAGCCGTTGGCCGGTCAGCAACAGCATGTGGCCAAGCTGCCCCCATGGCTGGCCCTCGATGGTGCAGGCCTGCCAGAACCATTTGATTTCGTCGTCGGTCATAACGCGGTCGCGGCTCTTTTCCTTGGCAACAGGTTTAACGCCCATTGCTGGTGATTGGCCGATGATATCGCGTTCAACACACCAGCTTAGAAACTTGTTCAGATACGCCCGAACCCGGTTTGCAGTCACAACCCGCCCACTGTCGGCTATCCCGTCCAGCAGGTCGATCACATCGCGCTTTGCAATGTCGTGAATGTCACGTTCACCCCAGACCGCCACAACATGCCTGTGCAATTCGCGTTTTACAGTCTCCCCTGATTTCAGGGTGGACAGGTGGCGCTGGCCGAATTGCTCCGCCAGCGTCCTGATCTTGTCTCGCTCAGATAGCTGCGCTTCCATCCGCGCGGCCTTGGTCGCTTTCTTGGCCACGCTCGGATCGTTCCCATGCTCCACCACTTCGATAGCATCGGTCGCGGCGGCGCGCGCATCCATTAACCCCATCACCGGCCAGCGCCCAAGGGTCAGCTTCTTATGCTTGCCAGCGTAGCGGTAGCGCAAGGCCCAAGATTTCACGCCGCTGGGCTGGATAACAAGGTAAAGCCCGGACAATGCTGGATCGGGGATTTCGCGGCGATTGTCGCTGGGTTTCGCGACCTCGATCGCCTTTGTCGTGAGTGCCTTTGCCATAGTCAATTTTCCCTCTGGGGTAACACTGGGGTAACGGATTAGCCGGTTAAGGCCCGTTACCCCAAGTTAGTAACAAAGGCTAACATGACACGCAATAGCTAACAAAACATGGCGCATATCAAGTGCGATAGTTTTACATAGTTAGGGCCAGTTTGGATATAAAACTTGACTGTTAATCAATTGGTCGTAGGTTCGATCCCTACCGTCGGAGCCAAACACTCCTAAGTGTATGGTTTTAAAGAAAAAAGGCACCCCTGCGGGTGCCTTTTCTCGTTTCTGGGCACATCTGGTGCACTCCGCTCGTCACAACTGGCGCATTTGCGCGCCCCGAAGACAGGAAGAGTCGCAGCGTGAAACGGTACAATCGCACCCCTCATTTGGAAAAACGTCCAAGCAATTTCTACTGGCGTCGCCGTCTTCCAAGCCCAAAAAATTGCGGGTCAAACCGCATTCTTATTTTTTCTTTGCGAACCGACGTCCCCTCTGACGCGAGAGAATTAGCCGCGCGCCTTACGGCGTTGAGCTCCCTCGCCATAGATTATGCGAGGGGATGTCCTGATATGGATCCAGTTTTGATGATGACGCTACTGACCGAATTGGTTCGCTTTGAAATTGCGGCATTCGAACAAGGTCGCGCGACCTCTGGACCTCGCAGCCTTGTTCAAGCTGAAATGGCATCGAAGCGTGAGGTCGCACTGCAAGAGACGCTGCGTGAAGCCATCTTCTTGCGTAATTGGAACGTTGCGCGAGCGCCTCTTGCCTACGTTGCCGCTCGATTAGGCGTTGATCTTCCTGACTGCATTGAAGCTTGGAATACTCTCGCTGTCGAGGCGACCCGCGTTCTTATCAACATCAGCGAGGAACGCGCGCGGCTCGATCGAGGCGACTATGATGGTCCTTCTGTTTATTTTCGGCATGCAACCAACATGGATCTACCACGGACAGCCCCAGTCCCTAATTCTCAGAAAGCGGCATATTCACCGGCAGGCTTTGCGTCTACACATCAAGAGTGTCGTGAGAGCGAAACGACCACCTCTCGCTTGGCAGAAACAGGCGTATCGTCGCTCCCTATCACTCTCCCCGTGGAGCAACTGCCCGCTTCTGAGATCGCAGATCAACCAGTTAACGCATCAAAGGCAGTGCAAGAATTCCCTGCAAGTCCGCAGTTAGGCGTACCAGCGAACGATCCAATGCGTTCAGATCGCATTATCGTATCAGAGCGATCCGAAACTGAACCGCTTTTGCTTGCAGATGCGTTCGACCAATACATCACCAGGAAGAAATCCGGATACACTGATGAATTTGGTAGCGAAGAGGTGCCTGACGCCGCGACTGGAAAAAAATGGGCCCAATCAAGTGAAAACGGGTTGCTTGTAGGCAAGCGCATTTGGGTTAGCCTGTTAGGAAACAGACCGTATTTTGAAATTCTTGATCAGGATGTTAGAGAAGCGAAGGCGCTGATGAGGCGTCTTCCAGAGACGCATGGCAAAAGTTGTTCGGAAACGCGAGATCTGCGCAGTTTGGTGTTAGAAACCGACGTAAAAGAAGCACGCGAGATCGAGATTGCCGTTAACAATGCAAAGATGGCCGGCGCCTCCCCTGCCAAAATAGAACAAGCAAAACTTAACGCCCGCATCCCACGACTGCGTGTGGAAACGATCGTGAAACACACTCGAGCCTTAAATCGTCCAGGAAAAATGTTGGTAAAGCTGGGTGAAGTGGCTGCCAGCCCTTTTGTAAAGCACATGATCAGCGCAAGGTCGGAGACTGCTATGCGAAAACAGGAAGAGAAACGTGATCGCCGTCCTTGGGATGATCGGATCTATAAGCTCTTGAACACTTGCGTTTTCCAAGGCCAGACTGATGGAGTTGGCGATCCCCTTTTTTGGGCACCTTTGATGGCACTTTTAGGAGGAGCCCGGCAGGAAGAACTTTTGCAGCTTTCACCAAAAGATTTCGAAGCCGATGGTGGAATACACTATTATCGGCTGACAAACGGAGAAGGACAGAGCATCAAGTCAGAATCTGGCCACCGGCTCATTCCAGTTCATCCTGAGCTTATTCGCCTCGGCTTGTTGGAACTGGTCGCCCTCCGTCTCAAAGAGGGGGAACCCCGCCTCTTTCCATACCTTCAACGCGGCAAAAACAAGCAAACTTACTCAGAACTTTTCACCAAAGACTTTACCAAGTATCGGCAAGCAAACAATGTCTACTGGCGCGGGCTTGATTTTCATGCACTGCGTACGACTTTTCACCACGCACTCATTGATAAATTGGTTCCGGGCTACGCTAAGCGCCGCATACTTGGGCATCGCCCTTTGGATGAAGGGGAGATTTCTTACTCTCAGAACGGTATCTCGGTTGCGACCCTAAATGTAGTTATCGAGGCGGTCGCATTTGATCTTTCAATGGTTAAAAGTCCCTTTGGAAAGCGTATTGATCGTGCCGAAGGTAGTGCAGCGCAATCGCCGCTTCGACTGGTGAGGTAGCCCTTTATCTTCGACTTATCGCAAGCAAACATAAGCCCTTCACGTTGGATTACTGGTCGCGATTAAACCCCAAACGATATGGTACTCTACTTTATTCAGTTGAATGGAAATCAAAATAGCGGCACTGTAAAAAACGTCTTTTAAGATCGGGCACATCCAGATTCAGGCCAGTTAGGAACCGCTTTGAAAATTTTAGCGACTTCAACTTATGCTGCTATTGCGATCATTCTCGCTGGAAATGCGCATGCAGAGATGTGCGACTACAAGCCTTCAAATCTTATCGGCGGTGCTGCCACTGCGTTGGGAGCCACAATAACAGGTGGCAGCGCTGCCGCTGGCGTCGGTATGCAAGCAGCCGGTTATTATACTTTGGTTCACGCAGGGTCTGGTCTTACCATGCTTGGCTCTACCGCTGCTGGCGCGTCTGCTGCTGGCACGGTCGGGATAATCGCTGGTTCGAGCGGCATTGCAGGGACCGTTGGAGCAATTCTAATGGCACCCGCAACAATTGTTGTAGGGGGTATAGCAATCATCGGCGTTGGAGCCTTTGAGGGAGCTTGTTATTTTCAGGTAGAGCGGATCACTGATCCATATGAGGTGAGAAGAGTTGTCGAGAGCGTCGCGTCGGCAGACGCGGCAATAACGATTGTGCCAACGGATGATGGTGACGCAATGGCCCTAAAAGTTATGGGCCAAACTCAAACCTATCTGTTACGCAATCTTTATATTGCGGATGGTCAATTGCTAAATCGGAATTTTGGCCCAAACACGAATATTGGCCCCATTTTGTACACCTCCGAGGCAATCACTGAATAACTGGCAAGTTACTGGCCCCGTAATTTTTCAAGAGAGATGCTAAGGGCATAGTCCAAGGCCACAGTCTGAAAGACCGTATCAGTCGGGTGATCTTTTGACACAGGTCTCTTTTGTTGCAAAGCCGACTGAAACTTACCCAAAGACAACTCCCGGCGTCCTTTCATTCCCATTGAAAGCCGCAGAAAGCCGCACTGTTGCGGCTTCCTACTTTTTAGAACTCAGGTCTCGCCAACGTCCGCGAGCAACAGCCGTGCAGCCAACCGCGCCCGCACCTGCCTGCGGACCCGGGCGAAGCTGTCCCACCGCAGGATCAACCACCGTAATTCTTCGAGCTTTTTGTCAAAGAGCAGGTCTTCGTAGGTGGAAACATTGAGAACGCGGGTTCCGTAGCCGGCCGACCGCTCGTTGGCGGCCTCGACGAGTGCGTCACCCATGGCTGCGATGCAGTCGTCGTCCCGCTCGTCGATGACATTGCCGCACTCTAACCGCGCCAACGTCTGCGGCAACGTACGGCGGTGATGGGTGGTGAGACTTGGGCCGATGCGAGCGTAAGCATCTCCAAAATTACAGCCCTCCCCGATTGCGCGTGCTGCCATCGTTTCGAGGGTCTCTACTCGGCGAATATAGCTCATGCTGCCACCTCGCCTTGATCATCCCAAACTGCGTCAGAGATGTCGTCAAACCCGTCCAGTAGCCCCTGTGCGATGTCGGTCAGTATGCATATCGTCCAAACAGCATCGTCGTTTGGGTCGATGTCGGCGAAGTAGCCAGACTCATCGCTGTCGATGTCTCCGACGTGTTCCAGGCTGAGCAAATCGCACAGCCAGTTGAGCTCACGGCGCAGGTGGTAGAGCTTGGGGTTTTTCCCAGCCATGGCGCGCCGAAAGCGTTGCAACCGCATTAAAGCGGGACGGCCGCCAAGCAGCAAAACTGCGTGCTGGATGTCGATATCGTATTGCGCGATGTAGGATTTTATCAGCGCCAGTAAGTGTGTCCGTGTCATTCGGATATCCTTCGTTTTCCCGCCTCCGCTGGCGGACAAGCACGAGGTCGGACTCCTCCTTTCTCCCTCGCGTGGTTTCATTTACGTCAAGCAGGCCTGATTTTATGTTTTTCTTGCTGCTCACAAAGAGGCAGCAAGCAAAACAGAAACTAAGCCAGCCCATCCTTTATTCGCCTCAGCGCGGGGCATCGCCCCGCCCCAGACTTGCTATGCCCCGGACGGGTTCAAGTGCTGGGCGTGCTGGACAGAAGGACCCTCTTGATCCAGCCCACTGGCGATTGCGTTTAGGGTATTGAGGCCGGCCTTGCGCCGATGGCGATCGGCGCCGATCTCGTAGTACTTCCGGCTTGCAAAATGGCCGTGGCCGCAAAGGGCCTGTGCCACAGCAACGTCGAGTTCTGCATCCGCAGCAACAGCGTCATAGATCAACGTGCGCACAATGTGCGGGCCATGGTGGAGACGCTCTGTCATATTGCGTCAAAGCCAGGTCTTGCCAAACGGCGTCCAGCCTTGGGCAGGATTGCCAAAAAGCGCAGTACCAATCCTTCGACCATACACTGACCACAGGTGCGTTTCGGACACATCCATCAGCAAGACGGCGTCCAGATAACGCGTGAGCTCCGGCGCCAAACGACCTTTGATTGGCGTGCCGGTTTTGGATGTCTCCAAATCGACAACCCAGCCTTCACTGTCACGCCTGAACTCACGACCCACCACACCATGTGTAAGGTCAAAGCTGCGCAATTGCAGTTTGCTCAGCAGCGCGACCGCACCGGCCAGGACGTAATCGCGTCTGCGATTGCGGATGTCATCCTGATCAGATGCCAGATCAAGCAATGTGTGTGCGGTCAGTGCGACATCAACGAGATCGATGGGATATTGCGCCAGTTTATGCTCTTTACGGCGCAGTTCCGTATTCGCGTCGAGTTTGACGGCGTTATGCACTTCCAGAAGCGCCGCATATACGTCATCCGGGTATCCTGCCTTCTTCGCAAAATATCCCAGAAAATCGCAATATCCCGCCACGCTGCGCAGTTCGAGATCGTCTTCGAACAGATCGTTCACGAAGGCCTCTGCTGCTTCCATCGTAAGCCCGACAGGGATCTGAGCACTTTCGCAGGCGCTACACAGACGACGCAGCGCTGAGCACATCGACTTGAGCCGCGATACTGACAGGCCCGAATTTCCAGCAAAGAGCTTGGCCATCTGGGCGAAGAATGGCTCCGGAAGATCATGATACGGCAGCTTCGGGGCCTTTTTGACGTAGCCTCTTGCTGCTTGCCGGCGCTTCCTTTGTACCTGTTGAAGCACGAGATTATCGGGATTTTCTGGATCAATCACGGTCATGATCGCAGAGAGTTTTGCGAAGTTCCGGGCGTCGCCACCAAACCGTCCCGCCATTTCCTCGTCGACCCTCACGTGGGCCTGTCTATGCCGCAGCCAGCGGTCCACCATGCGGATCTCAGGCGGTGTAAAGCTGGCTTCTATATCCGAGAGCAATCCCCGGAACGGTGCCCAATGCGCGGCCCTGAACACCAAGGCCAGCGGACGGCGGTCCGTTGCTCCACTCGCAAGAGCCCAATCAACACCTTCGCCGGTTTCATAGGCGTAGTGGCGAAGCAGCGTTTTTAGCCCGATGAGGCTGCCCTTTTGCCAGCCCTCCTCCGTCAGACGAGCGAGAAACGCCTCAGCCGTGTCCTGGCCCAGCTTGTCGGGCAATTGGTGACGACGCGCTGTTTCAATCAGACCGCGCAAGGCAGAGGAGACGCCCGCCCGGTTGTTGCGCAGCGTTTTCGCGCTAAACACCTTTCTTTCGTCGATATCGGAGAGAAACTTCCGCATGCGCTTTGGCAATTCTGCTTCTGTCACAGTATATTTCTTCATTTCTTGGCTCCTTTTTCCAGTGCCGCGTTCACGTCCTTGAGGCCTTCCATGCCGCGCTGCACACCCTTCTCCGCGTCAAAAAAGGCATACGTTTTGAGGACCGTCCCGGGCGAGTTGTTCAAAATGGCCGCAATGACGTCGACGTCTGCGCCCGGCTCGTTGATCAAAATGGACGCAATGCCGTGGCGGACCTGATGCAGCGTCATGTAGATGTCCTGATCTGCGGTGGCATACCGCCAGCCAGCCGCCAGATAGTGATACTTTGCCCCGCCGAGTAACATCGTGGGGTCAGGCGTCTGGATCTGTTTCATCACGAGCGGTCGTGCCTTGCGCATCCACCACTCCAAGATCTTTCGGGGGTCTACCTTCCCGCGGCGGCCAAATTCGGCGACCAACGATTTTTGGTTCTTCATCATTTTCTTAGGAATGCTCAGATGCACGTCTTTCGAATTCTGCGGCAAGAATATATTGGCATCGGTTCCAGTTACCGACAGATTAACCAAGGTGTTGGCACGCAAAGGCAAGAACATCAGGATGGCGGCCGCAGCCGTCGCAACGGCGAGTTTCAGCGCGTTGGTTTTTTGACCCTCAGTTAAGCTGTCAAATCGCTCGATTAGATCAACGGACTGTTCAAAAAGCTTTCCTGGCAGATTCAGGAACTTGTGCATTCTTGGTTTGGACCGAACGAGACGTCGGCAGAAATTCTGATTTTCCTCGGTCATCGTGTCCCAACCGGCAAAATAGCTGCCCTTGAAGAACTCTGTCTGAACCGTGAACAGATCGGGGTGGAAAAGCCGCGCAAAACGAAACACGGCCCCCATGTTTTTGCGGTTTGTTCGGGCGGCCAGCGGCTTCCAGTAGAACTCACCGGCGGTTTCCGCATCGAAGGCCGCAAGGATGTTTTCCAGGACCATCAGCTCGCTGACGTCAGGCTGACCCTCGGGGTCAAGCCGCCCCAATTCGATCAGACAGGTGAAATACCACGCCAGCTGTTCTTTGATCGACGTAATCGTCCTTGGTGCCAACGGTTTGCGGCTGTGGTTGGATGCAAGGCTTTTGTATTTCATGCCAACTGCCAACTCGTCGAGATATGCGGTGACGGCTTCCGTTACCGAGCTCGGAAACACCGGTGTCTGGCGGCCATGTGATACGCGTGGCAACTCGCCAATGCGCGCAGGCAGCAGGTCCGGGTCAATGCGGTCGGAGAAGACATGCAGCTTGTCGAGGACCAGCGCCCCCTTGCGCAGAGCGTTGCGACGTCCGACGTCCTGCAAATCATGCATCCACATCGTCAACTGATCAGACGTCAACGCCCGAGGCTGGATGCCGTTTTCCCGCGCAACCGATTGCAGGACTTTGAGTGATATCAGATCGGGGCTTTGTATCCCGCATCCCTTGCCGGCAGGCGCGATCAAGGCTTCAACTTTCTCAAAGAGATGTTTCCACTCATCGTCCTGACCGCGCATGCGCTTTGCCTCTGCGTAGCGGCCCGAGGCATGACCCATCAGGCTTTTGACATTGCTGTGCCAGGTTTTGAATTTCTTGAAATTATCGAAGCCTTCTGGCGTATCCTTGTTTGCAACATTCTTTGCCCATTTCCGCACGAAGGCATCGACGTCCACAGGGATCATTTCTATCGGACAGTTATAGGCCGGGATGCGGGGGCATTTATTAGCAGATCCGCGGATCTTTTTTCCGTTGGCAGCAGAATACGGGTATGCGCCTGCATTCAGATTATAGACAGCTTCGGCGAGGGTCTTTGACATGAGGTTTTCCTGTTGTTTCCTTCTGGGGTACTCGGCAGGTGGGTCCACCAGGCACTTTCCCAAAACTTCAAAATACCAAGACGCGTATTGAGGTGTTTTTTTCGCATTTCGGCGTTTTCAAAACGGAATGAGGAAAAAGGACAGCAAACGTGTTCAGATGACATTCAGCGGGCCTTTTCCTCACCTTTTTGCCGTTCGACATTTGGTGCGGATGTCGGCCTTAGGCCCCTCACACACCATCCTGAACTGCGCTCACATCGCATCTGCGGAAGCGGATCGTAGTCCCAAGACGAATGGATTTCAGAAGCTCATCGCGTGCATAGTTGCGGACGGTCGCAGGAACACAATCCAACAATTCCGCAAGATCATTCGCCGTCAATAGTGGCTCAAAGAGCGCCGTGTGATGTTCAGGATCACTCATCGTTGCAGCGCTGACGCCCTCGACGCGCCAGATCTCCGATATGGCGTAGCGGGCCCTTTTCCAGGGGCCCGGTGCCGTCGGAATGCTGTGATCACGCAGAAGCTTGCGAACAGTATCCGGATCAAGCTTCCAGCGCTTCGAGATCTGAGTTTGGGAGAGCACAGGCAACCCTGCGAGGGCTTTAGAAGATTTTCTGAGGTTTAACAGGCGTTTGTTCATAAAGAACAAATGGGTCCAAACGCCGATTGAGAAAAACTTTATTGATGGGAAAACGGGCGGTCAGGAAGCTAAGGGCGACGCGGCACGCCCAAAACAGGAACTCATGGGAATTCAGGGCATCACATCTATGATGATGCTGCGAGGATGGTACTTGCTTAGCTGGCGATTGGACCACTCTGTGTCTGCGTGGGATAATCTAATGTTCACAGAGGTGATACCTGGTGCTGTCCCATCCTGCCCAAGCTCAGCCACCAGCCGGCAATTCTTTAGGGTTGCCCATTTTTGAAGAGACCGTCTGAGCTTTGTCTTGAAAGGACGTTGATCTAAAATTGGTGGGGTCTTCGGCTCAATCGCCCAACACGTCTTCGGATCTACGGTTAAGAGCGAAAAGACTGGGAACCGCATTTTGTACCGAAGGGTGATTTGCGTCAGCAGCGCCACATCAAGATCACCCGAACAGTGGGCGATATCCTTGCTCTCCATGAGGGCGTAAGAATCCATGTTGGTCATTAGAGCTGCGGGTAATAAGCCAAACTTCCAAGAAAGGTAGCCGTTCTTGCCTGGTATCAAAGTGAGTTCATCAAAAAAACCGCTGAACTGTAGAAGATCAGCCACCGGCTTTGTCAGAAAACGGCTGCTTTTCGAATTTGACGCAAAGCCGAGCGAATGAAGATGCGCAACATGACAAAAATGCTGTCTTAGAGGTTCATCGTAAAACTGGTCGCTATCGCCTGCCTCACTGAGCCAGGCCTTCGGCCACGCTTCTTCTTCGATGTCCTGAAGATATATCAAAGCAAGTAGAAGTTTTTTGGACGTCACAGCAAAGGGTGAAAATTTCAGATATTCTGCTATCGCAAGAGATATGCGGAACTTGCCGTTATCTTGAACCATGATTTTTCCTTTTCAGTTGTTGAAAAGGATGTGGATCGGAAATCAGCGGTGCAAATTTGGGTTTGATAGGCATGCAAATGCGTTTGGCCAGATCCTTGGGTAGTTGTCCGCATTGATGTGCACGTCCTGAGATCTGCGATGCGCTTGCCCGCATTCATGTGGTCATATATCGATCAAGCGGCTGATTTAACGTAATTAATCGTTACTGGAACTTAAGAATTACTGAAATCCAGAAATCCAGAAATGGCCTTCGGCTCACTTGGTTTTGATTGGATTTATCTCCCAAGCGGCAGCGAAAGGAGGTTACGCAGAGATTTTCCTGTTCAGAAGAACTCCTTGGCGCAACGCCAACCCACATCGATTTTAGAAACACCAGGCCCGGTTCGTAGCTAACCGACGGCGTGCCCTTCAGATTGGGCCAAAACTGCATCCACCAGTATAAATCAACATTTTTGGTCGCAGGTTTTCGAGTCAAACCAGCATTCCAATCCATAAAATCGATCTGATGTTCCAGTTACGTCGAAACGATGGGGAGGCTCCGCAGAAATACACCCAATACACCCAATACACCCAATACACATCAATACACCTGTAAAATCCAATTAAGAAACGAGAAACAAATGACCAATACACCCCGCACAGGAAATCTTACCAAGGGAGAGGTTTTTGAGGCTGCAGACGCAATTCGTGATCGTGGCGACAATGTAACCCAGGATTCCGTTCGAGCCGAATGTGGCAATCGCGGTTCCTTATCGACGATAAACAAACACCTCAAAGCCTGGCAGGAGGCAGTCAAGGCTATCGCTTCGCGTATCTCTCGCGAAGTGACGCCAGAAGTGGAAAGACACGGCCTCGATTTGATCTCGAAAATTGCGGAACTCATGGCCCAGAGGGCGAATGAGCGCTGCGCACAGTTAGAAGCTGGGTACAAAGCTGCCATGGCTACCAAGGAGGAGGCACTTGATGAGGCATGCGCCGAGGCGGACCAGTACCATGCATTGCTTCCTGAGGCTGATGCGTGCATCACTGAGTTATCAAGAACAATTGATGCCTCTGAGGCAGCCAGCAAACAGCATGTTGAAGATGTCAAAGTTCTGAGAGGAAACATCCGAGAACTGGAAGCCAACAGAGACGTCAATCTGCTCAGAATTCAACAGGATCAGCAACAGATCAACAATCTTGAAGCCAAAATTGCCGACGCTCTCACCTCTGCGGGTCATTTTGAAGGGGTCGCAAGTCGCCTCAAAGAGCAGCTAACGGAACAAAACGAACAACTTGCTGCATCATCTCGCATCATCGGTGGCTATGAAGAGAGCCTGATAAGAGCGGATGAGGAGGAAGCGCAGTTGCGGGCTCGGATTAACCATCTGTCAAAGCAATGCGCCGGTCTTGAAATGGCAAACAAGGTACTTCTTAACACCAGCCAGATCTGTTTACCCAAGCCGGCGAATAGCGCTCACATCTTCGCCGCATAA